AAAAATGGCAGATACGACAACGACCAACCTTTTATTGACCAAGCCCGAGGTGGGGGCCAGCACTGACACTTGGGGAACCAAGATCAATACTGACTTGGACACCCTGGATGCAGTATTTAAGGGTGACGGCACCGGCACAAGCGTTGGCTTGAATGTTGGAGCTGGCAAGACGCTGGCGGTGGCAGGGACGTTGACTGTCACCGGGACTGCAACAACCATTCAAGGACTCACCGTAGGCCGTGGCGCAGGTGCTGTAGCCACCAACACTGCGGTAGGTGCTAGTGCTTTGGCGGCTAATACAAGTGGTTCTACAGATTCTGCCTTTGGTCAATATGCTTTGTTTGCCAATACAACTGGCTATGACAATACTGCTATTGGTCGTTCAGCAATGGAGACAAATACAACAGGGCTTGCAGATACAGCAGTTGGAAGAAGTGCGCTTTATTCCAACACCAGTGGCACATACAACACAGCACTAGGTGTGCAAGCACTTTTCTCCAACACCACAGCCTCTAACAACACTGCTGTAGGTTATCAGGCTGGGTATAGTAATACCACTGGCGATGTATTAACCGCTGTTGGCTATCGTGCTTTGTATGCTAATACCACAGGCTATGCAAGTTCAGCAGTGGGTCAACAGGCATTACAAGCAAACACCACTGGCCTGTACAACAATGCTTTTGGTTACCTTGCTTTGCAGGCCAACACCACTGGCTCGTACAACACAGCAATGGGCGGTAGCGCACTTAACTCCAACACCACAGCCTCATTCAACACTGCTGTGGGGTATCAGGCGGGGTATTCAAATACAACTGGAACCTATTGTACTTTTTTAGGTTATCAAGCGGGGTATTCAAGTGTTTCTGTTGTTAACAATACTTTTATTGGCGAGTTTGCGGGGCAAGCTACAACCGGCGGTTCCAACAACTTTTTTGGTAGCGGCGCTGGGTATCTTGTAACTTCGGGGACTAAAAACACCATTATTGGCTCATACACAGGCAACCAAGGCGGCTTAGACATTCGCACAGCAAGCAACTACATCGTGCTGTCTGATGGGGATGGAAATCCGAGGGGTATTTTTGATAACGGCGGCACTTTTAAAGTGGGAACTACAAGTGTAGTAGATTCTGCTGCTATTGAGGCATACATAAACGGTGCATATAATGGCTTTGCTTCTCGTGTATCAAATAATGCTTATTTTCTTTATTCGGGCCTAAATTCTTCTGGGACAAGAACATTTCAAGTTTTAGGTACGGGTAATGTCCAAAACACCAACAACAGTTATGGTGCTATCTCAGACATAAAACTAAAAGAAAATATTGTTGATGCGTCACCAAAACTTGCTGACTTGATGCAAGTAAAAGTGCGCAATTACAATCTTAAATCTGACCCTACACAAAAACAAATTGGTGTAATTGCTCAAGAATTGGAAACTGTTTTTCCTGCAATGATTGACGAGTCGCCCGACAGAGATGTAGAAGGTAATGACCTTGGCACAACAACTAAATCTGTGAAATACAGTGTGTTTGTTCCAATGCTTATCAAAGCCATCCAAGAACTCAAAGCAGAGGTTGACAGCCTCAAAGCCCAAATCAACGGAGCATCAGCATGAATGAAATCACCGCAGAACAACAGATTGCTCGCCACTATGAGGCGTGTATGGATTCGGTCAACTTGATCAATGCTGGCAAGCCCGAAAAGATGGAAGATGCTGAGTGGGCAGATTGCTTGTCCCGCAACAAAGAGCATTTGAAGATCATGCTGGCAAAAGAATTTTGGACAACTGAGAATCTTGAACCACTACGGGCTGCATCGGCATGAACATAAAACTGGAATTGTCTGTTGAAGACGTGAATTCAATTTTGCAAGTGCTTGGAGAGTTGCCCAGTAAAACAGGTGCTTTCATGCTGATGATGCGGATTAAAGAGCAGGCAGACCCACAGGTTCCACAGGAAGAACCAAAGAATGTCTGACTCCACAGAGACACGGCTGGCGGTGCATGAGGCCATTTGCACAGAGAGGATGAAATTTATTTCTGACTCTCTTGCAAAGGGGTCAGAGCGCATGACCAAGATCGAGTATTTGCTCTACGCCGTGATCGTGGCCGTCTTGCTGGGTCCTGGTGCGGCTGCATCACTCTTTGCAAAGATCTTTGGTTTGTAAGATGTGGACCCCATCAGCATCCTGCTTATGGCCTCTAGCGCATTCAGCGCTATCAAGCAGGGCATTGCCACATACAAGGATGTCAAAAACACTGCCGGTGACGTTAAAAAGATCGTCAACGAAATTGCTGGAATGTTTGGGCCAAACCCAACCAAGGAGCAGAAGAAGCAAATTGTTGCAGAGCAGAAGCGCGTGCAAGAGGTTGCTGCCTATGACCCCAACCAGGTCATGGGCGACATCGCAAAGCGCTTGGGTGAATTCATGCGCCACCAGCAGCAGATCCAGGATTACTACCTTGAGGAAGAGCGCAAGTCAAAGGAAGAGGTCTACGATGGCGCAGACTCTTTGGCAGAGCGTGCCTTGCAGCGTACCCTTGTGCTCACCCAGTTGAGACAGATGGAGACTGATTTGCGCGAGCAAATGATCTATCAGTCGCCACCAGAGTTGGGAGATCTTTGGACACGGTTCAATGAGATGCGTGAGCAGATTGCAGTGGAGCAAGAGCAAGCCAGGGAGGTTCGAGATCAGCGCGAGGCACAGGCAAGATGGCAACGAAGACGGGTAATAAACGACCTACAGGACAAAGCAATTTACCTGGCAGCCGCCTTGTTGATAATCGTGTATCTCAGCGTGTTTTGGTCACTCCTAGTGATGGACCGAAAGACAAGATGGGGTTTTTGATCGCGCTCATTGCGATGGTGCTAGTTTTCTGTTTAATGCTGCCGATAATTTCGATAATATATTTTGATACCCTGGCAGTGCAAAAGGAAAGCAAAGCCCAGATTGATCGAATGGAGAGGCTGCGCAAGCAGCTCGAGGAAGACCGAAAGAAGATGGACCAGGACAACAGAAAGGAAGACTGAATGAGACTGCTGCTTTGTCTGACCATCATGGTGCTTGCTGGGTGCGAGGATCGGTATCGATATACCTGCCAGAACCCCAGCAACTTTGAATTAAAAGAGTGCCAGAAACCTCAGTGTCAATTCACGCAGACGTGCCCAGAGTATCTTGTTGCTCCAGTGCTTGAAAAGAAGGTGGAACCCGATGTTGTCAAATCAAAGTAAATACAGCGCCGAAGAGATCGAGGTCCGAATCTGGGGCTTTGTTGTGGTGATGATCACAATCATCCTGTTTGGCATTGTGATCGCCTTGCTGTACAGCGTGACGTTTGTGACGCAACCCATCAAGTCTATGGCGCCAATTGACCAGGCTTACACCAAGATGTTGAACGACATTGTGCTGCTCATTGTTGGCGGTATCGGTGGCATTGTGGGCAAGCGTGCCGTGGGGGCCGTCACTGCCGCGATAAACCCTACACCGCCACCTACACCTGCCCCGGCTGCACCAGCGCCTTCTAGCCCTGTTTCTGCTCCTCCCAGCGGTGCTCTGCCAGTCTGGATCAATCCACCCCTGGATGAGAGCTGGACGCCGCCACCTCCACCGACAACGCCACCCGAGCACCTGGAACCCGATCACGTCCGCGAGGAGATCGCGGCAGCAAGACGTGAGGCTGGGCAGTGAATCCATACCTGATCATCGCGGCCATGATTGCTGTTGGCGGTGCCTACGCTTACGGCCACCATGCTGGGTATGCTGACCGAGATGCCGAGATGCAGGCTCACATTGCCAAGCTCAATGAAGAGTCACGCGCCAAAGAGCAAGAGCTGGCGGCATCACTGAATAATCAAACTGAAACCCTGCGAAAGGCCAAGAATGAGATCAACAAGAAACAGTCTGACATTAATAATCTTATTGATGCTAACCAGTTGCGCCTCCCGGTCCCGTCCACCCCAAGTTGCGTACCAGCCACCCCAGATGCCAGCCCTCCCATCAGAGATCGGGGAGAAGAAAGACCCGACCCTTACCGCGAGGCTATTAAGAGTATTGTCGCCATCGCCATCGAAGGAGACAGAAACACAGTCCAGCTCAACGCCTGCATCGATACCTACAACAAAGTGAGGGAGCAGATCAATGGTAAATAGTGATCAACTCAAAAAGCTGCACATTGGCCCCGAGTGGGTTGATGCGCTCAATGAAACCTTTGGCAGGTTCAACATCTCCACCAAGAGACAGCAGGCTGCATTCATCGGTCAATGCGGCCATGAATGTGGGAACTTCAAGGTGCTGCAAGAGAATTTGAACTATCGCGCTGCCACCTTGATGAAGTTGTGGCCCAAGCGTTTCCCTACTCTTGACGTTGCAAATCAGTACGCTGGTCAGCCTAGCAAGATCGCCAACAAGGTCTACTGTGATCGTATGGGAAACCGCAACGAGGCATCAGGGGATGCGGCTAGGTTTATTGGTAGAGGCTGCATCCAATTGACCGGCCACAGCAACTATTTTCACGCAGGCCAAGCCTTGGGCGTTGACTTTGTAATGCAGCCCGAGTTGGTTGCCACACCTAAATATGCGGCACTGACGGCAGGCTGGTTTTGGTCAACGCATGACTGCAATCGCCTGGCCGAGTCAGGGGACTGGGCAGCCTTAACGCGCAAAATTAATGGCGGGATAATCGGTTTGGAAGACCGCATCAAACACATTAATGAGGCCTTGGCAGTCCTGACATGACAAACCTGTATCAGCAGCTCGAAACCCCGGCGCCGCCAGATCTGCCCTCACCGGGTCAGGTCTATGACGAGCGCCTGACTGCGCAATCCCATCGCGGCTTGCTGGTGTACTTTCGCAAGCTCACCAATATCCTGTCAACGGTCCTTGGGCCGCGAGGTGGCAAGTACTTGAATGTGCCTTATGGGGCTTTCCAGGACACGACAGATCAAGCAATAACGGCCAACACCGCCACCGTTATGACATTTAACACCACTGACTTTAGCAATGGTGTCAAAGTTGTCACCAGCGGTGGGTACGCATCACGGTTGACTGTGTCTCAGGCGGGTATTTATAACCTCCAGTGGTCTGGTCAATTCCAAAACACCGACAACCAACTGCATGACGTGAGTGTCTGGTTGCGGAAAAATGGCACAGACGTAACTGGTTCCACAGGGTTTATCTCAGTCCCGAACTCTCACGGCGGTGTAAACGGCCACATCATCGCAGGGTGGAATTATTTTCTTGAGATGGCAGAAAACGACTATGTTGAAATTTGGTGGTCTGCAACCAACACCGCCATTTCTCTCCAGTTTTATCCGACCCAGACATCCCCGACAAGACCAGCCACTGCGTCACTTATTGTGACCATGAGTTTTGTGTCCAATCTTTCCGCATAATCCCATCATGGCACTCACCGCACTCAGAATCCCCCCAGGCGTATACCGCAATGGCACTGAATATCAGTCAGCCGGGCGGTGGTTTGACGCCAACCTGGTTCGCTGGTTTGAGGGTACTTTGCGTCCCATTGGTGGATGGCGCAAGAGATCGGCATCCCAGCTCACCGGGTCATGCCGTGGCTTGATCACCTGGCGCGACAACTCAGGGGACCGCTGGATTGCTGCCGGTACGAATTCCAAGCTGTATGCCATGAATGAGGCAGGCACTTTGAAGGACATCACGCCATCAGGGTTCACCTCTGGCATCGCTGACGCAGCCACCAAGACCGGGTACGGGTACTCCACTTATGGCAACTTTGCCTATGGTGTCCAGCGCCCAGACACCGGCAGCATCACGCCAGCCACAACCTGGAGTCTGGATACCTGGGGCGAATACTTGGTCGCCTGCTCAGACGCTGATGGCAAGCTCTATGAGTGGCAGTTGGGGTTCTCAACACCAACCCTGGCCGCTGCCATCACCAACGCGCCAACGAGTTGCAATGCCGTGATGACAACGTCAGAGCGCTTTGTCTTTGCCTTGGGTGCTGGCGGCAATCCTCGCAAGGTGCAGTGGTGCGACCAAGAGAACAACACTACTTGGACACCGGCAGCCACCAACCAGGCCGGTGACTTTGAGCTTGCAACTGTCGGGTCATTGAAGGCAGGCAAGCGCGTGCGCGGTGTCAATTTGCTTTTTACTGATGTCGATGTCCACGTCAGCACCTACATTGGTTTGCCTTACGTCTATTCTTTTGAGAAGGCCGGGTCTGGTTGTGGCTTGATCTCTTCCCAGGCTGTTGCGGCCATTGACACTGCCGCGATCTGGATGAGCAAGTCAGGGTTCTGGGTCTATGACGGGTACGTCAAGCCACTGGTGTCTGACGTTGGCGACTACATCTTCCAAAACATCAACTACAACCAGGCCAGCAAGATCTACTCTGTCCATAACTCCAAGTATGGCGAGATCATTTGGTTTTACCCGTCAAGTCAGTCAAATGAGAATGACTCATATGTCACCTACAACTACCGCGAGAACCACTGGTCGATTGGAACCATGTCTCGCACGGCTGGCACTGACCGTGGGGTCTACTTGAACCCGCTGATGGTTTCTGCTGATGGGTACATCTATGAGCATGAAGTCGGGTTTGCCTATGACTCTGTCGCGCCTTACGCTGAGTCTGGTCCTGTGGAGATCGGAACGGGTGAGCAGGTGATGAGCGTGCGGCAAATCATCCCTGACGAGCAAACCCTGGGCGAGGTTGTTGTGTCGTTCAAGACGCGAATGTATCCAACCTCAACCGAGACAACTTACGGCCCATATACGGCAAGTCAGCCGACAGATGTGCGGTTCACTGGTCGCCAGGTCAAGGTCAGGTATACCGGGGCGGTGCTCGATGACTGGAGAGTTGGCATCAACCGTTTGGACGTGATCGCCGCTGGCAAGCGTTGAGGCTTAAAATTTGACCATGAAAGACATCAGACAAATCCTCACCGAAGACCTGGCAAAAAACTATGGTGGCTTTGCCATGACAGTTGATGCCTACTTTGATGGTCTGATGAATGCACCCAAGACAGGCAACTTTGTTGTGCGTCAGGGTGACACTCTGATCCTGACAAAGAAGATCGAGAAGAACGGCATCGAATTTCATTGCATTAACGGTGAACGCGCAAAAGACCTTGTGTCCAACGTGCAAAAGTACCTTGATGACTTGAAGGAAAACGGGTACGACTATGCGGTCACGTTTTACGACAACCCGCGCATCAATGACTTGATTGCACAACTCACTCACCCGTCAGAGGTCAAAAAGATTGATGATGGTTTATTCAGAACATACGAAGCAACTTTGAGGTTCAAATGGGCGCATTAAATCAACTAGGCAGTGCCGCAAGCAGTTTTATCGCTGATCCTATCGGCAGCACCAGCAATGCTCTGGCAAAGGTGGATAAAGACCTGAGCTTGTCTCAGAATGCTCCATTGATTGCGGCTGGTACTGCTGCATATTTTGGCGCTCCATATTTGATGTCGCAGTTTGGCGCAGGCGCTGCTGGTGCTGCTGGCGCAGGCGCTGCCGATCTGGCCGCATATGATGCCATCGCTGGGCTGACTGCTGGCGGTGCTGGTGCTGCCGGTGCTGGTGGACTTGCTGGTCTTTTGGGAAGCGCCGCAAGTGGTGTTGGCGGTTTCCTGAGCAACATTACTCCAGGCCAAGCCTTGACGGGTGCAGCTCTGGCCGCAAAGGCATTGGGCGGCTCTGGCAGCACACCGTCATCTTCCACAAGCTCAACATCCATCGATCCTGACATTAAGGCTGCATATCTCCAGCAGTTGGCTGATGCCAGAACCGCTGCGGCTGGCCTTGGAACCCGGCAGTTTGAGGGGTTCACCCCAGGATACGCCACGGCAGAGCAGCAGTTGACGGCCACCGGCATTGGCGGTGCTGGTCAGCAGACAACCAACCGGGCTGCTGAACTGGCACTTGCTGAGGCTGGATTCACGCCACAGCAAATTGCGGCTGCACAAGCAAGCCGTGCTAGTGTGCAAAATGTCGGCGCCGGTACTGGTTCTCAGTACATGTCTGCATATCAAAACCCTTACGAGCAACAGGTTGTGCAGAATACGCTGGCAGACATTGAACGTCAGCGTCAGATCTCCCAGCAGGCCCAGCAGGTACGGGCAGTTGGCGCCAAGGCATTTGGTGGCTCGCGTCAGGCAATTTCTGAGTCACTCGCCAACGAGGACTACACGCGCAGAATGGCAGACACTGCGGCCCAGTTGCGCTCTGCCGGGTTCACCACGGCTGCTGGCCTGGGCCAGACTGATGCTGCCAGGGCGCTGCAAGCTCAATTGGCAAACCAAGGGGTTGACTTAACCCTTGAGCAGGCCAATGCGCAATTGCGTCAACAAGCAGCAATGGCAAATCAAAACGCATATGCGCAAGGCGCTGGCATTCGCCAGACTGCCGTGGGCCAGTTGGGTGCTTTGGGTGCGCAGCAGCAAAACCTGGGCATGACGGGTGCGCAGGCCGTGATGACTGCCGAGCAGCAACGCCAGCAGTTGGCCCAGGCGCGGCTTGACGCTGCACGCAACCTGGCCTCTGAGCGCCTTGGCCTGACTGGCAGTGCCCTGGGCCAGAACGTGCCAAACCTTGGCGGCACGACAACCACACCGATCTTCCGCAATCAGACAGCAAGTGCTTTTGGCGGTGCTTTGGGCGGTGCTCAGTTGGGCAGCATATTGGGTGGCGCTGGAAACCCGCAATATGCAGGTTATGGCGCAATCCTTGGTGGTTTGCTGGGCTTAGGTTAAGGAATCAACATCATGGCAACAATGAACATGGGCTTGCTGGGTGACTTGTTTGGTGGCGGCACGTCTGCCCTGAGCGAGTACCTGACCCCTCAACAGCAAGAGTCGATGCAGCGCCAAGCGCTGCTGTCCACCGCTGCGGCCCTGCT